TAGCCTAAGGTTTCTGAAATACTTGGCTCCAAATTCATCCTTTAGCTTATCAAGAGCATAACCACTAGGGTCAGCCACCTTGTAACGCATAGGATCAAATAGAGCTAATACAACATCAGCATCGTTTTGTGTCTGTGAACTCTCTGCAAAGTCTTCTAGCTGAGGTTCAACATCACCATTCTTTATCCTGATAGGATTGCTAATGTCACGGTTGAACTGACTCACAACAACAGGCGTATACCCATAAAAGTCACGAGCATATCTGAGCTCATCTGACATTTTATCAATAGCCTGCTTCTTGGTAGTCTGGTCCTTTGTGGTCTTCAATAGACCAATGTGGTCAATGATAACAATGGTTATCTCGTTATCATTGTTAGGGAAATAGCGCTTGTTAAATTCATCCACTTGTTCAATGCGCCCATTTTGCAAAGCGTGCGCCTTTAATTCTTTGGCTACACCCACAGCATTCTCTGGACCATCAATAATAGTGATGACATCATTCATCTGATTCATGTAATCCTCATACATCAAGAACAGATCGTGCTCATCCTTGGTCATCTTCTCATTCCAACCAAGCAACTTACTAACAGGAACAATCATAGCATGATCTAGAAAGATTTTTCTAGAGACCCATTTAGCTAGTTTGTATGTACGAGAGCGCTCCATTGAACGATATATGATGCGTAGCTTAATATTTGGGGCTTTCTGCATGATATACCAGTCAAATGGATTCAAAACAAATGCATCATCTATGAAGGATGTCTTACCAGAACCTGTTAAGCCACCCACAAGAAAGTACATGCTCTTACGGATACCAATGTACCTATTAAGTCTATCAAAACCCATAGGTATCCCATTATTCCTCCCTGTCAAGCCAAGCTCAACCTCGTGTTTTAATAGTTCAAAGCTCATAGGTTATTTGTTTTGGTTATAGGTTTGGTTGTAGTATTCTTCAAATCCTTCATATTCTGCCCAAAAATTAGCACTATCTACATCACTTGCTGTTTTTATTATTTGCTCTTTTTCTTTTTCAAGTAATTTTATTGCCTTATCTCTAATAACAAAATTGCTAAGATAATGTCTTGTATTAATCAACTCAATTAATTCTTGCATAGCTGTTTTCATAATGCTTCTATTTCTTTTTTAACTTCTTGCCAATACTCCACTTGGCTATCACCAATGCACCACTTTAGAGCGGCTAATATTTCATCTACTGCTATTAATGCAGCTGCTTTAGCAATTTCTTTCACCTCATCCATAGGTAACTTATGACCTATTTTACTGAGGATAGTGAGTGAGTGTAAGCTAACTAAATGTTTTGCTTTCTCTTGTTGTGTCATATGTCAGTTCCTCCAACGGGTTTATCAGTTTCTTCAACCTTACCACCCTCTTTAATTAGTTCAATAAATGGCTCAAAGCTTCGTTGATTCAAATAGGTGAAACTATTCTGCATGAAGCTGAGTCTGTTTGTGCCAGTCTTGACAGAGTTCTCTTTCTTCTGAAGGACGTCAAAATTCAGCGCTTCTATCATTTGAGCTGCTGTATATTCTCCCTCAAGAAGAATCTTATCAAACCTGAGTCTACATTCATCTTTGTTCTGTCTAAGACCTCTGTTTCCTGTAAACTTCTTACCCTTATGGGCAAATGTATCAGTGCCTGGATATGCTTTCCACCACTCTTCAAACTCTGTAGTGGCAGGCTTACGCTTAACAATCTTTGTTTCTTCTTTACTTTCTATAAACTTGAGGAGCTCTTTTCCTTCCGTCGTTATCTTCTCATCACTAGTGGATATGAGTCCCTTTCTAATTAAAGTTTGATAGAGCGCAGCAATCTTCATGCTTCTTTCGCAGAGAGGCTGAACATCCATCTGCAGCTCTATCAACTTTAGAAGATAAATAACGTCCAAGGAATAGCTCTTCTTAATGAGCTCTTCAAAATGGTAGGGCGTTATCTTTAAGTTCATCTGGTTGGGGGTGTTTTGTCTGATAAATCACTGTAATCCGTGCAGGAAGTCTATTCTCTTCCTCTATAATTTCCTGCATGATATCTTCCTGTGTTCTAATTAGGTCAGCCTGCAAATATACGGATTCTTTCAGGTATTCCCGCTCAAAATCTTCAGAAAAATTAGCAACTTGCCCATCCATAAAATTCCCATTCGCCTTCTTGTTCATTTGATGATTTTTTGTATGTGATTTTTGCCACTAACTTGTTACCTTTATCAAGGCACTTTTCCATCACAATGTTTGTGGTGCGTTGGTGTTTTTCGGTGTAATCTCTTGCTTTCTTAACAGCTTCACCTTTCGTAGTGCATGAAGCAATCATTTGATCTTCACTGTTGTACACTACATATTTAAGTATCCATTTCTTGGTGCCAGGTGTTACAATATGATCCACCTGTGTCTTAATCTTGTTAGTATTAAGCTTTGGTTCTCTGATACATATGCATTCAGCACCTTGATGTTTAGTGAGCTCGTCTAAGCGCTTCTCTATGAAGTTATACTTAGGAAGGCCACTTGACATATAATTTTTAGTAGCGTCTCTAAATCCTGGTGTAGCATTAATGGCACCACTATATCCTTGTTGATGTCCATATTCATCATCAGCATCTTCTACTGCTCTTCTATATGCTTCTTCTGCAGATCTTCCTTTGCTTCTCACTGTAAATGATTGTGCTCCCATAAATTGTTGATTTTAAAATGTTTCATTTGGGTAATGATCATCATCGTGCCAACATGTAGTTGTTGGGTCATCTATTTCTTCTTTGTCTTTGATGAGAGGTGCTCTATGCATCTCATAGCATAGCCAGGCGCTAGATATTAGCGCAATAGGGATGATAATAAATAACATGGGTTAGTCTTTTATGCGAAGGCCATATCCCAGATCGAACCACTGGAATGTTTGCTCAGCCTTGCCTTTGTTGAATTTAAATACCTTCCTCAGGAGAGGAATTGCATAAGACTTAAATAGTTCGTGCTGTTTACTAGTCATGGTCCATTGATGATACCAATCTTCTAGTTGTTGAGCTTCTTCAATAGTTTTACCAATCATATTGAGTTGATACTCAATTAAATGCGTTTGTATATTGGTTCTATTGATGGTCACCTTAGGCTGTGGAAAGAATCTGTTGAGCTTTATCTGCTCTAGGAATTCAGTTTTATCCCACACCTCAACGTGTGGACGCTCTTCAATGAAAGACAGCTTAACAATGTCCCCTTTGATATAACTAATAAAACAAGGAGTACCAATGTAGTCCTTGAACTTGTCTCCTTTTTTGATGTTCATACTAGAATAAACTTAGTTGGTTAGGATTTACCACCACCTTGCGTTTCCTGCCTTCAGAACTAATCTTGTAGATTATTTTCTCAGCACGCTCGATGTAATAATCATAATTGATGTTATCCAGAGGATGGTCTTTGCTCAGGTTATTGCACACTGTGGCCAGCCACTCACCAGCTTCCACTTGGGAAACAGCTGCAGCACCACTCTGACTGTCCTCATTCTTAACCTTTAAAAGCTTTTCTCCTGTATTTGAGATGTAATAACGAATCAGCTTATTGTATATAGTCTTCTCACCTGTGGATCTATCTATGCCTTCATAATGGAAATCCTTGCTAGCTTTCTGCCTTAGGCAGAAGTCAAAGATATTACTATGAGTCCTAATAGTAGTGTCAACAGGTATATTATGAAGAAAATATTGTTCAAGAGCCAAAGGTATAACTCTTCCTGATTTGTTCTTATGAAGCTCGAAATCCGTGAGAAAATCGCCTTTCTTCTTAACTTCTCCATCTGTTTTTATCGCAAGATAATCATTTACTGTGGAAAATACAGTCTTTTGATAGTCAGTGCGTTCTAGCTCATATTTAGTGAGCTCTGCCCACCAGGCATTAATCTCATGCATCTTATCTATGTAACATTTCTTTATCATAATTGTTACACCGTCTGTATTAGCAGATATAACATGTATACCAGCTAGTTCATACGCCTCAATAAGCATCATAAGACTGAGTTCACCTGTAATAGTGGTGAACATAGTGAGCTGTCTATCATAGATCCAGTTTTGCATGTCACTGCTCTTACCATAAACTGAGTTTACAGCAAGCTTTAGTGCTCCTACAATACCTTTAATCTTCTTATCCTTCTTAGCTAAAGGCTTGAGCTCCAATCGTTTCTCAAACATGGCTTGATAGCCTCTGAGAAACTCTTTACCCAAGTGTTGTGGATAGCGCCCATTATTGATGATAATGGCTGGATAGTAGGAACTTACGTCCCAGTCTATTATCTCATGCTCATCATCAGCCTCAAATATCTTTGGGCTATTCTCTGTGTGCAATCCACCCTTCATAAAGGAATAGACATTGTTGTAGAAATGTAGCTCCTCTTTAAAGTCATCCTGCAAGCCTAGGTTCAACCTCTTAATCTTCTTGAGGAAGTCTTGTAGCTCTTTGGTTTGAAACTCTACATATGGTGCTATACAGTTCTTTACAGCAATAGTCTTTCTGAAATACCCTTTCTTGGGAAGTTCTTTGTATTCTATTCCCTTCTCTTGACAGTAGTATTTCTTAATCATCTCATCACCTATCTTACTATCTGAATAGTTAAGACATGGTATACCAAACTCAGCTTCAATATCTTGTCTAAGCTCAATCTGGTTGTTTCCCTTGTATAATGGATGATTAGTGTCACCAATAGTGACTAGATAAAACTGATACGTGGCCCATACATCATTCAGACAGTATTCTGTTGTCTTAATGATATCATCGTTCGTGAATCCTACCTTATCATGAGGAATAGGCATCTCTTCAATATTCTCAAGATCCATTTCAAACTCCAACCTCTTTAAACTAACGCGTCTATTCTTGTTGTCAAAGTGGTGTATTCTGAAAAGATCAATCTGTTTGAGAGATAGGTCATATTCTCTGTATTCAGGGAATACATCATGATTTGCATCATCAATAACATCTGTGGCCTTCTGATGGATTCTAGCTGTAATTTCTAGACTAGAAAGCTCATGCCAGTCATGGTGACTGCGTATCACCCATTCTATCACCTGAGAGTCAAAGCGCAAGTTATTGTAGCCCACCCAATAATAGTCTCTGTGCTGCTCTGTGAAGTTAATGAATGCATCTAAACCGTTCTGGTCTTTATTCACTCTGAACACTCTGTATGGTTCTTGAGGAATAAGACACACGACCAAGAAATATTCTTTAAGCGTTTCTATGTCATAGATAATTACCTTGTCCATTAGTCATCTGTTTTCCAATAGTGAGTGCATTCTTTCTTCTCATCATCATATGGAGGATTCACGAAGTAGGATTGTCTGTATTCATTAGGAACGGCTGTATATCTATAACAGGTTTCCTTCAGAGGACAATCTTTGCCTTCGCACATTGTTATGTCTGGCATATTATTTCTTTTTAACAGCTTTCTTTCTAGTCTTTACAAATGGCTCTTTGCTTTTAACCCCGTCCATTTGTTTTGGATTACTTTTCTTTTTTGCAGCCTTTTTCTCTTTCATCTCATGTTCAGTGATAATCAGCTGAATGGCTATTGCCATCATCTCACGAAATTTATTATCCTCATGATTAGTATCCATTAAACAAGCAAGAGCTGCTGTCATTTCATTCATATCACCCTTTGTCTTCACTGTACACTGTTCCTTATTATTACATATAATAGTGAGGCGTGCTGTTTCTTTTACATCTTTTTTTTCTGGCATTTGATTAATTTTAAAGAGGCCCACCCCTGATGTGAGGTGGGCTCAAATTTACTTAAATTTACGCAAGCGAACAACTTTTTTGTAATCATCCGAAGGACAATAATACATCTTGTTATTCTCTAAGATTAACCTATCAGTTTTCTTACGCCTGAATATGGCTTCTATGAGTTTGTTGACATTTGGATTGTCACAATCATCAGAATAAACTAATGGTCTTATTGGGCTCCATGAGGAGCGGTAAACGAGGGTTGCTGCCATAGTGTGTATGCTTTATATGTGATTAGAAATAAATACGAATATGGTCATTGTACATCACCACTTTCTTACCCATCACCTGTGTAGGAGGTGCAGGAGTGTTCTCTATTTTTGTTCTACGTTGCTTTGGACCAGCCCAATCAGCAATCTTTTTTGTGCGTTTAGCCACACTGTACAATTTACTACGTAACTTATTCTCTGTTACATTGTACGTTGGAGCTAATCTTTCTGCTAGCATTGTAATAGGTTCTCCTGTACGAATCACCTCTTTCATTTCTTTGATTTGTGCTTCTGTGAAGATTGTTTTCCTTGACATGTGCTTTAATTTTTATTTTGATTTAATTGGTTACCAGATTTCAAACCCTTCGCATGTACGAAGGAAGCTTATAAATTCTTTAATGTGATCTAATGATGCAGAATGAGTTGAATAAGCAATTGTGCCATCCTTCATAACAACAGCACCTGATAGCACTGTTCCAATAGGATAGGTTTTGTTAAGTTCTTCCTCTTCATAAAGAAATCTACCATCAGCAGTAGACCAAGAACCTAAACACAAAAAGATTCTATCATTCTCCTCTGTGAGCTCTGTATTCTTTAAATGAGCTTCTAATGCATCAGCTAGTTTATTGCAATCCTCTTGCGTTTCTAAGCCTCTGCCATCATTTGATCCCCAATACTGTGTATTGAAATTGAGACCATTACTATCAATAACAGTTTCACATAGAGCATGTATTGGCCTCCAAGACCAACAATTAGCTCTGAAATAGGCATCAGGATTACCTTTGCCACATACATCCATTCCCATATTAATGCGTTTTGTTTAATGAATTCATTGTCCAGTTTTCCATCATTTGGTTTGCTTTCACAATACCATCTCTGTTTACATACAACCTACCAACGTTAAGCTGGTGCATCCAAGATTGAAATTTAGGATCTTGTTGTGTGATTTCTCGTTCTTGCTCGATTTCTTGTAATCGTTCGTAAGAAATGTTTTCTAGTACCATGTTATTCAGTTTCGTTAGAAATAATATCATTATACATAGAAGCTTCCTTTGGATAGCGCTTAGCAAATAGCTCAAATGCCACTTTAAAGCGGTTTAATTCTATCTGACAAGGATAGTTCTCTGTTTCTAATGAATCTGCTAAATTAATAAGAGAATCAATGATTTTCCCTCTTTGAATGTCACCACCTGTGTAAAACTCAATTTTAGGTTCATTTCGTAGCTTAGCTAGTTCTCTTTGTTGGAAATAACAAATAATAAGGAGTGCAAATGCTGCACCCATAGCAACGTGACCCTGATTAATTTTCATATGCTTTAATTTAAGAAGTCTTCACCCTTGTAATCAGGATGATTTGTGTTCATATAGTCTATTCCTCTAATCCATAGGATGGATAAGACCACTGCTACACTAATAGATATTATAATTGCCATATAATGTTGTTTAACTGTCATCATCCTCATCACCTTCATCCTCTTCTTCAACAGGATAGATTTCACCATCTCCATTGCATATAAGACATGCTACATCTGGTGTATCACCATATCCTGACCCATTACACGCACCACATAACCAAGGACCTTCATCATCATCTTCCTCTTCATCATCCTCATCATCGTACAGTCCAGGTAGGCACATGGTTATCTTGTCAGCATATAAAATAGGATTTAACTCTTCCTCATGGGCAAAGTCCCACTCATCTATCTCTACATCCACATACCCATCAAATTCTGTGAGGATAAAATTAACATCAGCGAGCTCTATATCTCTGAGTTCATCAATATGATCACCCTCATCCCACCACCCAATCTCGTGTGGTTCTGCTACCACCTGCTCATCATATATTAAATATGGCTCAACAGGTGCACCATTCTTGACAACAAACTCTTCTAATGTCTCACGAGGATGTTTGTCAATCGCCCACACCTCTGAATATTCTTTTCTAGTACCTGGATTTATCTTGGTGATAAACCACATACCAATTTCAAGCTGCTTAGGCATATAGCTCTTAAGCACAAGTTCCACTGTGTAGTACATCATTTCTTATTTTCTAAGTATTTCTTAATATCAGCCTCTTTGAATGTGCGTTTCTGTGGACTAGCAGCACCCATTGGATCTTGTGTATTATCTACACGAACACAACTGTATATACCTTGTCCAAGATCAGCCACCACCTTCCAGCTCTGATATAAAGAGCCACCAGATGTACCAGCTTCATACCTCTCAATGTGCTTTCTAAAAGTTGTTCCCACCATATTATTGTTTTTTATATGTTTCGTTGTAGTATTTTTCTGCGTATTCTTTTTTCTTAAACTCTGCTACTATGTGATCAAAACCATCTATGTGTGATTGCATTATCTGCTCTTTCTCCATTTCTCTTGCATCCTCAATGATGATGTCAAAGCTTTCCCAGTCTAATAATAGGTGAGAACGTTCACCGAACTTCTCCATCTCCCTTTTTATCCAATCTATTGTTGTCTCTTTTGCCATAACTAATTGATTTATAATATGTTGTGTTAATAATCTGCATGAATTTTACCAAAAACTTCATGCACTGCTTCCGTGTTTGGACGTGTTTTAGTTCCTGATTTGGCCGTTTATCGCTCATTTATGCCTTACCAAAACCCATTTATCGCTCACATATGAGCTATAATGTCCTTTATAACGGACAAAAATGAGCTATAATGTGCATTTTAACGGACATTATACGTTTTTACATGCAAATAAGCAATATATTTCTCTTTTGTATGTTTTGGCGTATAAAATTACAACGAAAACATCTAAATGAGCAATATATTTCCAATTTACGTACATAAAAAAAGGAACAGTCCATATTTCAGGACTGCTCCAGAGCTACAACTAGTAACCCAACCCTTCGAGTTCATATGCACTAGCCTCAACGATAACAAGACCGTGAGACACTGTGTACATAAATATGATTTGCATGTGATTGGCAAGCTTTTGAAATAGCTTGAACTCTGTGGGCGTGAATGTTAATCTTTTCATTTGATTTGTATTGAAGGGATGAATAAACTATTTAAGGCCTATTAGCTTTACGAACAACCTGTTCCCAAGTCATTCTACCTTTACAGCCATAGCCTGTTGTCCTGCAACTTTGCAACATAAATATAGCAATAGCTGCTGTAACAAACAAAATTGTTGAAGAGCTCCTGTTCTTCTTTTTCTTGAAGAGAGCCCTAAATGGATAACCCATTGTTTCTGCAAAGTCTCTGTATAACTGACGTACAGGACTGAAATCAAACTCCCACAGGCAATATATAGCCATGAATGGGACAATAATGATGAACGCTACTACCATGAGTAGAATACGAAGAATGTGCTTCATACGATTTGTATTTAATTGATGAATTAATAAGAAAAAAGAGGGAACAGCATAGAAATGCATCCCCGTGTACTTGCTTGCCATTAATATCTTTATATATAAGTCTTTTCTAGCTGAGGAATCTCAACCTCTGTTAAATGCTTATAATATTCTTTATATGTAACATAGTCTGGTCCCTCAGAACCTTCTGCATCCTTTAGAAGCTCTGCAATCTGCCTAAGAAGGTTTACATCCTCCTTATCAGGATTTACTTCACGCTCCATTACATGAAACCAAGATGTAAGTCTAACTGCTTGTTGTGGCGTAAACATGTCAAATTATTTTAAATGATTGATTAATAATGTGTTATCTATTGTCCTCTATAATAAGACTATCTAATGCAGGAACAGCTGAACAAGCTAATGAGCCAACATACCTATTCCCATCATATATACGAATAGAATCACAGTCTATTGACATTTGATATCCTGATGTCCCAGGACAAGAACTAATTGTACATCCCCCTATAAGCAATGTTATAAGTAGAATGAATGTTATTACTATCTTCATATGTATAAATGTTTGTGTTAATGCTATATTATTGTTCTAGACTACACAATCAGTGTATCTATGTAAAGACCCCTATAACCCCTAATGGGTTACACACCATCTCTCTAACTCACAGAAAATCAATCACTTATGTACCCACCCCTTGCAATGATTCATCATTTCCCACCCTTATATATAAGGAAGAGAAGGAAGTGCTCTCAATTAAGAGAACACTTCCTAATAATGTTAC